CACGCCGCGCTTGCTCAGGAGGTGTTCCGCCCGCGCTTCCAAGTCCTTCTCCGCGTCGTCTCTCCACAAACTCATCATCACCACGTTCACGATCCCACCTCCAAAAACTCCCGCATGGACCCCACCACGTACCGCACATCCTCTTCCGTCATCTCCCCGTGCGTCGGCAGCACCAATCCGCGCCATGCCATACCCTCGGCATAATCAAAAACGTCTGTCCGCCGGTACATCGGCATGTGCGCAATCACCGGGAAGACCGGGCGCGTCTCGATGCCCCGCTCCGTCATGTGCGCCACGAGGCGTTCCTTCGGAATTCCCTCGCCCAACAGCCCCGCTACCGCCCAGCACCCGTGTCTGTCGCCCGCGTGCGTTCGTTGCAGCGTGAAGTCAAGCCCTTCCAATTCGCGCTTGTACCATCCCACGACCTTTCGCCGCCGCGCCAACACGTCATCAACAATCGTCATCTGCGCACAGCCCAGCGCCGCTTGCATCTCCGTCATCCGATAGTTGAATCCGACCTTATCGTGCCAGTAGCGGCGTTCCGTCATTGCCTGTCCGCGCAAATGCCGCAATTCCTTCGCCAGCGCAGCGTTGTTTGTGACGATCATCCCGCCCTCGCCCGTGGTGATCGTCTTATTAGCAAAAAAGCTGAAGACACCCGCATCGCCCAGCGTCCCCACATGTCGGAAGTCCCATTCGCGCCCGGCTTTGGCGCCAATCGCCTCCGCGCAATCTTCCACGACATGCAGGTTGTACATCAAGGCTATTTTTTTGATTTCCACCATGTCCGCCGGCACGCCATAGAGGTGGACCGGGATGATCGCCTGCGTCTTCGGTGTGATCCGATCCTCGACATCCGCCGGGTCAAGCGTCCATGTCACTGGATCAATATCTGCGAACACCAGCCGCGCACCGCAATACCGCGCCGCGTTCGCCGTCGCCACAAACGTCACCGCCGGCACAATCACCTCATCACCGGGTCGGATCACCGCCGCCATCGCCAAGTGCAGCGCCGTTGTGCCGCTCGTGGTCGCCACAGCGTGCGCTGCCCCCACCCACGCGGCAAACTCTTCCTCAAATTGCTGCACCATCACCCCTTGCGTCAGCCACCCGCTCTGGATCACGCGCTCCACGAATTCCAGTTCGCGCCCGCTCCAGCTTGGCTGCCCCGCCCTAATCGCCGTCCGTGTTGCCGTCATGCAGCACCTCCGCCGTGTCTTCTTCCCCCACCGCCACATTCTCCATCGCCGCCCGCAGCGTCGGGTGCTTTTCCCCCGTCTCGTTGGTGTGAAAGGCGGAGGAAGCGATCCGGGCGGCGGGCATCTTCAGCACTCCGTCTCGCTTTTCACGCGCAATGTCCCCCTCCATCTGCACCAGCACCTGCTCCCAGTGCATCGCCACCGCCGCCAAGCCGTACTTTTCCTTAATCGCCCGATGCGCCGACGCCGCCTCCCATTCCTGCCTCTCGCCTTGCTCGCCGTGCGCATTTTCAAGCGCCTCCGCCAGCGCCCCCACATCCGGCATCCACCCATACCCGCCCGGCACGCGCATGTATTTCACGCCTTTTTCCACAATCTCGCCATACATCACCAGTTCCGGCATAGCGCTGAATCTTGGTACAACTACAGGACACCCCGACGCCTGTGCCTCAATGATCGGTATCCCGAACCCCTCCCCGTGTGATGCGTGCAGGAAAACGTCCCCGGCGTTATATACATCATTCAAATATTTCGGAGTGTAGAACCCGGCGAGGTACGGCATCTCCGTTGGAAAAATGACCTTTTTCGGATCAAGGTCGACCAACTTCATCACCTCCTGCATGTTGACGCCATGCCGCCCTTTTGCCTCGCAATGAAGGTAAAGCAGCGCCTCTGGCTGCTTATCCGAGAAAATCTTGAACGCCGCCAACATTTCGTAAAATCCCTTGCGCGGCGGCACACCGACATTCAAACTATTGGCAACGACCAAATACTTCCCGTCGAGGTCAATCTCCCATTCCTGCCCTAGCTTGCGTCGTGCCTCCTCCCGATCCCCCGGGTTGAATACGTCCGTATCCACGCCGTGCGGCACGTACATCGCGTTCTCAAACCCCGCGTTGTGGAGCTGCTCCATGCCGAACTTCGACATGCCGATCACCCACCGCGCCGCCCGCAGTGAAACTGCGTTGGCGGGTGTCACAGGCTCGCTATCAATCGGCGTCCATGCCGCCCACGGCAAACCTCCGTACACCCTCGATTGCATGACAAACGGATCGATCAACGTGATCACCAAATCCGCTTTCACATAGTCTGCATAGGCTTGCACCACATCATTCCCGTAGCTGTCTTGCACCCTCGGCAGCGTCAGAATCCCGTCCTCATCAACGCTCGGTGCGCCTTCCTGCCCGAAAAACGCGAAGATCGTCACCTCATGCCCGCTCTGTTTGAGCCATCGCGTCCAGATGTTCGTTTGCTGCCCATATCCGCTCGGCGTCCGCCGGCTGTTGCTGATCCACAAAATCCGCATCGTCACACCTCTCTCCCACCACGTCCATTTGCGCGGGCGCGTGAGCACGCGCCCGCTTTGGCTAGATTTCCGCCGGGAAGCGGTACGCCGCCACGCGCCCCACCGTGTCCAGACTTGCGCTCCAGTCGATCTCCAGCGTGCCGTCGCTCTGCGCAAATCGCGCCGACTCCAGCACAATGAAGGTCTCCCCGCTCGCCGCCACCACCACCGTCGCCGCGCCCAGCCCTGCCCGGAACGCCGGTGGGTTGTCTCCTGCCCCAATGGTGATCGTCCCCGCTGTCGCCGTGCCTGCCTTCACATGCAGAACCAGCCCGCTTGTGTCCCCACCCGCGCTGATCACCGCCCCGTTTGCGCTCACCGGCGTCCCGTAGGTCGCCGCCGTTCCCGCATTCGCCGTCAGGCTCTGAATGCTAATCGTGTCCCGTGCCATGGTTCCTCCTCAAATGGTCTTTCTTGCCCGCCGTTTCGCCCCGCCCCTCCCCGCAAATGGAGAGGGGCGGGCTTCATCAGCTCGGACGATCCGCCGTCAGAACCGCAATCCCCGCTGGACGCACCACCTTCGCGCCGTACAGTTGCAACCCTTTCATCGCGTCTCCGAACCGATTCGGCGGGCGATACGCCTCAACCGATGCGATCTGCTCCGCGAACGTGATCGCGCCCACGTACCCCGCCATGATGCGGAACTTCGTGGTTATGGTCGTGTAAGGCACATTGTTGGAGACCATGACGCGCAAGCCCGCTGCCGCACCAATCTCCCCGTTGCGCAGCACCATGTCGCTCATGGTCGTGCCTGCCTTCACGAACCGATCATCCTTCTGCAGGAGACCGTGGTACCATGGCGGCACAATCACCCACCGCCCAGAGCGCGGCACATTCGCCTCATCCAGCTTCACGCCGAGGTCAACGAGGTATTCGTATGCCTTTCCAGCCGTGCCGAGATCGGTCTTCGGACTTGCCGTCGTGCCGATCAGGTTCGTTGTTGCCGCGTCCGTGTAGAGCGCCGCCACGAACTGATCGCTCCGGTCTGCCAGCGCGTATGCAGCCTCCGTCATGGCTTCATCCAGCGCCTTTGGCGTCTGCTGCGCCCGATCCACATCGTCGATCTGGAAGTTGAAATACTTCGCCTGATCAATCAGAAGCGTCGTCTGCGCGTCCGTCAGCGTCTCTGGATCGCTGATGTTCGTGTTCTTCGTGTACGTGCCAACCGTCACCGCGCCGATTGCGTTGATCCGCACCGAATCCCCTGCCTGACGAATGTCCCCCTCAAAGTCCCGGTTGACGATCCCCGTCTGCGCGTAAATCTGCGCCTTGCGCAAATTCACCAACAGACGAGATGCCCACACCACCGGGATAAAGTTATTCAGACTCATGCTATCCTCCGCTCAAGACGCCCTTGATCGCGTCCCAGTTTTTCTCGATTTCCTCTGGCTTCATCTTGGCGATCAACTCTCTCGTGAACGTCACCGGAGCGCCCGGATTGCCCGTCGCCATCGGCTTTGCCGCCCCCGCAACCGCCCCGTTCCCGTTCCCCGTCGGCGTCACCGTCGGCGCGGCGAGGAACGGATATGCCGTCAGCATCGCCGCCACTGCCTCTTTCGCGCCTGTCAGCGCCTCGCCGTCCACCTTGACGC